ATTGAGACCCCGGCATCGCCGACCTGTCCGGCGGTGGCCGAGACAACGACGTTATGCCCGGCGGTGAACGCGGTTGCGGTCTTGGCGATCTTCGCCAGCCCGGAGATCTGAAACCAGCCGTATTGACCAGCGCCGATCGCCGCCATCGCCACCGCCACCGGCAAACCGTGTACGGTCGCCACCGCCAAGGCGGTGCTGCCGACCTGGTTGTAGGTCACCAGACTGCCGGTGACGACACCGGCGATCCCCGACCCGTAGACAAACTCGCCGCCGCCCAATGTCGGGTCGATGGCGTGGGCGAGCATCCCCGGCATGGCCGGCGCGCGCGGCGCCGTGTCGACCTGCCCCATCCCCGGCAAACCGATGATTTCGTCTTGGAACGAATAAGCCATCACTTGGAACTCCCTCAGTTGCGCAACTGCCGCGATCAGTTGATGATCGAGCCCTGCAAGAACGCGTTCGACATGGTCATGTTACCGGCCCAGGCGACCAATTTGACCATCGCGTCTTGATTGACCGTAAACCGGTCGGGATTAAGCGGAACCATGTTACGCTCGCGATGTGGTCTTAGGAAGATGTAATCTGTATTTAAAAAATACATGTGGTTGCTTGGCGCACCCGCGAGGGTTGCCCAGGTGATCCCGCCGCCGATCGGACCGCCCACCACCGAGCCCGCGGCAACGCCTTGGAAACCGCCGTCGAACACCACGTCGGCGTCCATGAATTTGAGCGTCTGAAAGCCGGCGACGCCTTCGTTGGTCGAAGTGATGCGCTGGATCGCTTGCAAGCTTTCCCAATAAAAGCTAAAATAGGCGTTGTCGGCAATTATTAGATCTGGTCTGTCGGTGCCGCGCGCTTGATTAAGCCACTGCCGGTTCATCATCGTTTGGATCGTGGCTGTACCTGCAGTTAGTCCAGCTGTAGTGAAGGAACCCACCGAGCAGCGCCAGAACGGCCACAAACCGCGATCGATGCCGCCAACCACGCCGGAGGTCTGGACATCGGCGACCAATAACTGCAGCCCGCCGATCTGCTTGCCGCCATCGAGCGTGCCGTCGCCGTAGCAATCGCCGGAGACGCCGTTGGTCATCGTCCGCTCGGCGTTGCCGATGCGGCTTTCGAGCAGATCGATCATCCGCTCCTCGCCGGAGTTCTGCAGTTCTTCGAGCCCGCTGATCGACACCGCAACCGCGGCCTGTGCCCACGGGTACTGTGCCGCGGTGAACACGTCCGACGGGCTGACGTTCAAGACATCATAGCCGGAATAGCGCTTGTAGGTGCCGTTCTCCGAGTATTCGAGCTCTTGCACGATGGCTTGACCGCCATCGACCGGCTTGATCTTCCCCCTTTCGCTTAGCCGGGAAAGAATAGCGTTGTTCTTGGTCACGTTGTCGGCAAGTTTGCGCGACCGGTTGTAGAGCGTAGTCGTCGTGATCTCGCCCCAATTCGGATTTGGTGAAGGCAAAGCTCTCCTCCTGCGAGCCCGAGCTCAGGCTCGTCATTCAAGGGAATTGCGAAATGCGACTAGATGCGGCCGCCGCGGGTGCCGCCGCTCATGTTGGCGCGGATCTCGTCGCGGATGGTTCGGTCGCTCGGCGAGCTTGAATTCGGCAGCTGGCCGGAGGTCGGCGCTCCGGTGATGCTCGAACCCGCGCGGCGCGCGGCCTCGGTTTTGGCCCTGCGGTCTGCCGCACCCTGCCTGTCCTCGGCTTCACGCTGCGAGGCGAGCGCACGGTCGCGGGTCCCGGAATTGGCCCACACGGCGCGGTCGTACAGGTCCTTGAGGATTGGGGTTCGGCCTGCGAGCTGATCGGCTCGGGCCAGACCCATCATCTCGTCCTGCAATTCCGCAAAAAACGGATGTGCGAGGTTGCCCTCGCCGTCCTTCTCATTGGCAAAGCTCTCGATCTCGCGCTGCGCCCCCTGCAGGCGCGCGGCACTGTCCTGATCGATGCGCGTTTGCTTGTCCTGCTCCAAGGCGCTCAAGCGCGCGTGCAATGCCGGATGCATGCCGGTCGCGGGATCGGCGCCATTGCCAACCCGCGCCGGCGGCTGACCGCCTCGGAGATACTGATCATAGCCATCTGGATGGGAGCCATCCTGCGGCAAGGATTGCGGCGTGCGCCCGCTGGGGTCCGCCGAAAAGCCGCGCAATTGGTTGAGAAGGCGTGCGATCTGACCGGGATCGGCCCGGTAATTGTGGATCATCCGGGCGATGATCTCGTTCTGATACTGCGGATGGGCGAGCCCGAGCTCGACCTGGTGCCAGATCTTGATCACATCCTTTGGCGCGCGGCCTTGGTTCTCCAGGATCTGGCGCTGCGCCGGGATAAAGATCTGGTCGAGGTCGCCAAATTCCTTTTCGAGGTAGGAACCGCGCTGCAATCTCTGCGTAAAGCCGCCCTCCATGCGCTTGTACCAGGAGAGCGTCTGGCGCCGGACCTCCTCGGGCCAGCTGGCGTAGATCGCCTTGTCGGCGGCCGACCAGTGCTCGGGTGCCGTCGTCTCCCGGCCTTCACGCGGCGCCTCGGGCTCGCCGGCGGGCGGCACCAGGGGTTCTCGGCGCGCCGGGCCCTCTTGCTCCTCGCCGGCAGGAGGCTCACCAGCGGGCTCCGCAGGGGTTTCTGGCACGCCTCGCGGCGGCGGCTCACCGGCGGCCGCGGCGCGGCGCGTCCGGCGCGGCGGCTGTTCGCCCTCGGTCGCGGCCGGCGCGGCCCCGCCCTCGCCCGAGCCGCTCTCGGGCTGTCTCTCGCCGCTTGTCGACTCCTTGGTGATGCCAGCGATCAGACTGCGCAGATCGTCGGTTGGTGGTGAATTCCCGACCGGCGGATTGCCGGTGTCGGCTGGATCGTCGGCCATCTCAGATCCTCGCACTGGTGTTCAATCGGGCGCCGATCGGCGCGCCACGGCCGGTCATCGTCGTGCCGCGCGCCTGGTGGCGGGCGTCTTCGAGGTCCTCGCGCACCGAGGTCTGGCGCGGCCCGGGGCGGTCTGCCTTGGGCTCGGCGCCGAGCTTGTGCAGGACGAATTCGACACAGCGGGTCGAGCCGGCGTTCTCGCTGTCGCGTCCCTCGGCCGAGATCACCTTCATCTCGCCCTCGACCCGGAAGGTGTCGCCGACCTTGGGCATGCCGGCGATCCCGAGCGTCTGGAGCTCGGGCTCGTGCAATCGCAGATGCATGCCGTGCGGGTAGTCTTCGGCGCCCATCGACGGACCCAGCGCATAGCGCTCCCGCTCGGCTTTCTTGGCGCGGTCCGAGCGCTTCATGTCGTGGATTTTCACGGCTTTAGGATCCTTTCGATCTGCGGCGCCTGGTAGCCGGCGTCGCGCAGCGCCCCTTCGGCCATGGTTCGCCGCTCGCCGGGGTCGCGGGCGAGCTCGCGTTTGATGTCGGGGACGATCTCGCCGGCGTCGGCGAGCGGCCGCGAGGCGGTGAACGGCGCCCGCTCGTTGCCGACCTCGGTGAGACCCCAACGCTGCAGATGCTCGCGGTGCTGAGCGCGCCCGGTGATCATCTCGCCGGTGCGTATCGAGCGGTACGGACGGATGTCGTTCTGCACATAGGGCGCCACCGCCGGCGGCAGTGGTGCGGTGAGGTCGAGCTCGACGAGTCGGCCCTCGCGCATGACAAAACGGCGGCGCATTTAGGTGGTGACCCCGAGGCCATTGGTGGTGGTGGATGGGGCGGCGCCGTCGAGGTCGATCTGCGCCGAGCTTGCCAAGCCTGCCAAGCCTGCCAAGCCTGCCAAGCCTGCCAAGCCTGCCAAGCCTGCCCTCGCGGAAGCGGGGGCGGAAGCGGGGGCGGAAGCGGGGGCGGAAGCGGGGGCGGAAGCGGGGGCGAAAGCGGGGGGCGGCTCTTGCTGCCGACATTGCGTGTGGATCTTGCCGATTAGCGGTGCGACGACCCGGTAGAGACCCTCACTGAGCAATGCCAGGACCTGGTTCCACTCGGCCACCGTCAGGGTTACGGCAAGCTCGTCAGTATCGCGGAACATCGCAGCCTCCTTATGGAACCGTGACCGCGACACCATTGACGTAAAGCGGCCCCTGCACATTCAAAGTGCCCGGTCCCATGTCACCGCCGGTGCCGCCCGCCGGCGCTCCGATATAAACGCCGCCCAGCGGCCCGATCGTCAGGCGCAGGCCGACCCCGGTCGCACCATTGGCGGTGGTGCTGAATCGCACGGCCATGCCGTTGTTGGCCGCACCCCAATTCTCGCCGGCGACCGCGGCGATAGCAGCGCCCGCGGCATAGGCCGCGCCGTTCCAGCCGAACCATTGCAAAGCGCCGAAACTCTCGCCGTTGAGCGGCGCGGTCGGGCCGGCCGCGAGCTTGCCCTCGCGGAAGCGGGGGGCGGCGTGCATCATCCGAAACAGCGGATTGGCGCCAAACGAAGTGATCTGCACGACCGGGTTGTTGGCATCGGCGGCCTGCAATCTGAGCAGCCGCTGCTGATTGCCGGCGAGGCCGTCAGCCGGGCCGACCGCGGTCCTGCGTTGACCCTGATCTCGCCCTGATACGTCGCGGTGCCGGCGCCGAGATTGCCGTCGACCGGTGAACCGACCACCAGCCCGCCGCCACAGCTGATCGCGCCGAGCTGGGTGAGGCTGCCATCCTGATCAAAGGTGCTGACCCGCCGCAGAGCCTTTCATCGTGCTCTTCGCGCAGCGATCTTACCAAAACCGCTGGCTGCTCCGTTGCTATAGGTAATGCTGACGACAAGGTAGATGGTTGTCGGCACGCTCACATTCTGCCGGCATGGCGCGAGCGGAAAGACCGCGTTGCCCGGCCCGCCCGCTGGCGGTGGCGCGTAGGCCAGCCGACTGGCGCTGTCACCAACCAGCGGCATGGTTGCGGTAGCATTGCTGATCCCACCAATCAATATGGTCGCAGGGGGCGACATCGAGCTGAGCCCGGTCATGCCAATCTCGCCCCATACCTCCCAGTCACCCGCAGCCAAGGTCAATTGTGTAATGTTGGTCACCGTGGCCGTCGCCACTGGCACTGCCGAGGTGCTTGCCAAGATGACTGAAGCATACTCACCGATCTGGCCAGCTGGCGCAGGCGAAGCATCGTTGACACCGGTTTTGACATAGGCGGTGGTCGCGAGTTGAGTTGTGGAGGTGTTGAAGGCTGCGGTCGGCGCGCTTGGCGTTCCGGTCAACGCCGGGCTGGCGAGTGGGGCAAAGCTGGTGGCGACAAACGCGGTGGTGGCAAGTTGCGTGGTGTTGGTCCCGGCTGTCGCAGTGGGTGCTGCAGGCGTGCCAGTAAAGGTCGGGCTGGCGAGCGGGGCGTACGCCTGCGCCTTGACGAAGGCGGTCGTCGCAATCGTGGTCGAGCTGTCGGCAGGTGCGGGGGTTGGTGCGCTGGGCGTGCCGGTGAGTGCAGGTGAGGCCAGCGGCGCAGCCCCGAGACTCGTCAACGCCCCGGCTGCGGTAGTCGCACCGGTGCCGCCGTTGGCGACCACCACCGGCACGACGAGCGCCAGCGTGCCGCTGGTGGTGATCGGCCCGCCGGTCAGCCCGGTGCCGCTACCGACGCTGGTGACCGTGCCGCCGCCGCCGCCGGAGCCCGCCGAACCGCCAAAGGCCACGACATCCCAATTTGGCGACGACGCCCCCGGCGTGAAGGTGAGATGGCAGCCATAGGCGGTGGTGCCCGCCGCCGCGCCGTCTTTCGAGCCGACCGCCAGCGAGCAGTTGTTCGGCGGGGTGGCGAACAGCCCGGTCTGCTGCAGCCAGAACATCTGGTTGTTGCCGACCTGTGTCACCTGCAGGGTGACGCGCAGGACGGCCCCGGACAGCACCAGGATCGGCGTGACGTCGTGCAGGTAGAGCTGTGCCGTGCTGGGAATCGCCGTAAAGGTGTCGCGGTTGACGCCATTGACCTGCAGGGTGATCACGTGGTTGGCGCCGAGATTTTGCCCGAGGATATCGGCACCGTACTGACTGATCCACCCGGATTGGTTGAGCGTCCACTCGTTATAGAGCGTGTAGGTCGCCCGCGCGTTGGGGTTGGTCGGGGTCCAAGCCGGCAATAAGTCTTCCTCGGGACCGCTCGGCTGCGGCGCCGGGCGGTCCGAAGTGTTGGCGTTGGCGACCATCGTCCAGTCGCCGTCGCGCGTCAGATCATTGGCGAGGAAGGATTGCGGCGGACCGCTGTAGCGCACCCAGCGCGTCCGCGCGTTGACGGCCGGAGTGACAAACGCGGTGGTCGCCAACCTCGTCGAATTATCGCCGGCCGGCGCCGTCGGAGCGGTTGGAATACCGGTGAAGGCGGGGCTCGCCAGCGGCGCCGCACCGAGGCTGGTCAGCGCCCCGGCCGCGGTCGTCGCACCGGTGCCGCCGTTGGCGACAACCACCGGTACGGCGAGCGCCAGCGCGCCGGCGGTGGTGATCGGGCCACCGGTTAGCCCGGTGCCACTGCCTACGCTGGTGACCGTGCCGCCGCCGCCGCCGGCGGCGCCAATCACCGAATGCACCCACGCGGTGGTCGCCAGATGGTTCGAGCTGTCCGCCGGCGGCGGCACCGGGGCGACCAGTCGGCGACCGTCCATCGGTCCGCTCATCGGCCGGTCCTTCTCACACCAGACCTGCGGTCGAGCGGCTCAGCATCGCCGCGAGCCGCGCGTTGGCCACCTGCGAGCGCATATCCTGGACCTGAGCCGCCTGGGAGAGCTCGGCGGCGCGGAAGGTGTTGTCCGCCTGCATCTTCTGCTGCTCTTGCTGGGCCTCGACCGAGGACCGGAACATATCGGCCGCGGTTTTCTGCTGCTGGACCTGGAGATCGGTCGCGGTCTTTTGCGCATCGGCCTGGATCTTGGCCATGTCGACCTGCTGATCGCCGCGGGCAATCGCCTGCTCGCTCTGGATCTCCTGCGGGCTCTTGACGTTGCCCTTTTGCTGCGGCGGCGGCGGCGGCGCCTGCGCCAATTGGGCAAAGGCCTGCTCGAAATTCTCTTCGAGCGGGCGCGCCGTCGGAAACGCCCGCACCCCGAACAGCACCAAGGCCTTGGCGAGCGGAGCAATCGCCGGGTTGGTCTGGATCTGCGGCACGATGACCTGCAGCAATGGCATGATCGAGGTCAGAAACTCGGTCCGCGCTTGCTTTTCCGCCTGCTCGTCGGCGGCAATCGTGCTGTCGGCCTCGATGTCGATCGCAAACCCGGTCGCAGCATCCCGGCGGATCACATTGCAGGCCGATAGAAACTGCAATTGACGGCGGTTCTTTTCCTGCTGCCAGGCCGCGGCCATCTGGCGCCAGCGCAAGAAATCGGGGTTGACCATCATGCCCGGCGGCGCCAGGTGCTGCGGTCCGACACCGGGTGCCGGCTGCATCGCAAAACCCGGCTGCGTGGTCCGCGGCAACGAACCGATTGCGGTCGCGGGTGCAGCCCCCTGACCGACGCCGCCGGGCGCCTCGGCGGGGTCGTCGGTCAGCCCGGCTCCCGAGGGCGAGGCCGAGGACGACACCGGAAATCGTTGATCCGACATTGACCGTCCTACTTGATTATCCTATGGCGAAATGCCATAAAGGGCCCCGGCAACAGGAGCGACCGGGAGAACCGATGCCTCGCCAGATACACGCCGCCGATCTGCGCAGCGCCGCCCGCGACGCCGAGATGGAGCTCAATTTTCCCAAGGCCGCCGAATTCTGGGAGGCGGCGATTTTTGCTTATCCTCCGGGGGTGGCAAAATCCCGCGCGGGACGCGCCGAGCTCGCCCTGATGCGCCGGCGGCTCGACGCCTGCCGGCATCTAGTCAATCAACCGATCGGCCACGCCTGACTGACGCATGATCTCGGCGGCAGGAAAAACCCCGGCTTATTAAGCCGGGGTTTTTTCAGGCGCCGACCGCAGGGTTGAACGGTGAGGACGGCGGCGGCACCGGCACCGCACCGCCGCTAAACGGGTCATGCTCGACCGGCACCAAGAGCGGCGGTTGCGAACTCCGCGGCGAGCCCGGCCCGGTCGCCCAAGGCCGCGGTCGCGTCAGTCCGCTTTCGAGCCCGTATTGGGCAATTTGCGGGCTGGTTTCCCAGACCCGGGTGCCGGGGTCGGGGGTCCATCCGTGCTGGGCGGCGAAGTCGTTTTCGATCTGAGATACGCGCGGCCCCAATGTGGCGAGAATCTCCGCGGCCCTTCGTTCCAGATCGGGTCGTCCGGTCCTGGTGATGGTTTCCAGATAACCTTGCCCATTGGGTTGCTTCCGCCAGTCGTTGGTGATGTAACCGCCGGTGGCAAAACCCGGCCTCAGCGTTGCGTCCTCTGGCAGATTAGCGGCGTTGACCGCCCGGTCAACGTGTTTCTGAAAATCGACATTTGTAACCCCGGACGCCTCGGGGTCGTTCCAAAACCGAAAGCCCCTCGGGGTCGCGATCGGGCTGAACCAGTCCGTGCCCGCGGCATTTTTCATGGTTTCGACCATGTTCTGCGCCTCACCGCTGGTCAGCGTCCGGCCGATGTCGACATCGACCAAATTGCTGTCGCCCGGCTTGAGCGAGGGGCGATATTGCGGGAAATGCCAGGCTGAAGCGTCCTGCCGCAACAACAGCCCACGGGTCGCCTCGCTCGCATTGAAGAGATCCTTGGTCGCCTCATCGGTGCCGGCCAGATAGCCGCCTTGCAATGGCGCCCCGGCGAGGCTCTGCGCCTGGCTGCCCGGCCGCACCGCCCCCTCGAATACCCCCGGACCCTGAAACGACGGCACGTTCGGCAAGCCCATGTGGCGCGAGATCAGATCGTTGCCCTGATCGTCCTCGAGCACGGCGCGGATCGCATCGTGATAGGCCTGCTGGGTCGCGGGATCGGCCTGGTGATACTCGGGCAGGTTGCCGCTGGTCTGCCCGGGGGCGCTTTCCCAGCTCTGCTGGGCAACGCGGTTCTTCAGCGCACCGGCAAAATCGAGCGCCGCAGCACCGATCGGCGTCCCCTCGACCTGGGCCTTCTTGGCCGCCCACACCGCGGCCTGCACCTGTTCGGGGGTCCAGGTTTCGCCGGGGTTGCGGGCTTCGAGCTCGGTGGCCACGCGATCGGCCAAAATCCGCGTGAAATTGTGCTGCCCCACGGTCGGCGACCCGTCGTATTGAGCTGCCGTCTTGTTGCTGCCGAGCTCCGGCGGGTATTCCGCCGCGCGCATGTTCCAGACATCGTTGACAAAAGGATGACCCGCCGGATCGGGGTTCCATTCGAGGCTCAGCGCGGTGTGGAAGGGACCGGTCTTCTCGCCCGTCATCGGCGCACCCTGATAGAGCAGCGGCACCGCCCGCTGTCCGATCTCCAGCCCGCCACGCCCGCCGACGGCGAGCACCGGCTCGCCCACCATCGCCTGGTTCCACAAGGTCACCGCGTTGGCGGCGTTGCCCGCGACATCGGTACGCGGCGACGACACCGCCAAGGCCGCGGCAAACCGATCGGCCGCCTCGGGCTCGCCGGCCGCCTGCAGGATCGCCCGACCGCTGTTGGCGTACCACTCGCGCGCCGTCCGGCCGGTCTCGGCAAGATCGGAATAGCGGCCCACCAGCCCATTCATGTCGTCCATCGATTGAATGTGCGGCGGTGGCGACACCGGCTGCTTGGCACCGCTAAGCGGCAGCGGGTCGTCACCCGCCAGGTGCTGCGCGCGCAGATCCTCGGCGAATTGCGCGGCTCTGGCGGTGTCGCTGATCGGCGCGTCGAGCGCCGTACCGCGGCGTAATATCGCCGGGCCAGCCCCTAAGGCGCCACCCGGCACGGGACCCGCTATCGCCGAGGTCACGAACTCAGCCAAGGCCGGCAGGCGGCCGACGTACTCGCCGGTCTGCGGGTTGACGGTCAGGAACGGCTGGGCCGCGGTCTGCGGGCTCAAGAGTTCGGCCTGGCGCTGCAGCCCGGCCCGCGCGGCCCCGGTAAAGGCCTCGCCGATACCCTGCCCGGCCTCCTGCAGACCACGCCAGCTGCGCGCCAGATAGCTCTCCGGCCCCCCGGCAAAATTCTGCCAAGCGCTGCTGAGCACGCCGGCGAGCCCGTGCCCCTGATCCGGCATCGGCGCCGCCGGGTCCTGGTCGGCAAACGGGTCGTGGTCGACCGGGATCAGATCGACCATCGCCCCTCCTAATCGTGTTCCAGGCTCGTTCTCACGCCACCATCAGATATTTGCCCGGCCGCCGCGGATCCGGCACGTAGTGCCGCCCATCGGGCGCCAGGCGGGCCCCGGGAACCGGCGGGGGAATCGCCGGCACAGGACCTTGTGGTATGGGGGGTCTCCCGGGGCCGCCTGGCATGATGGGTGCCGACGGTCCCCCCGCCGTCGGCACCGGACGCGGTCCGCCGATCGGCGCGCGCCCCATCGCCGCCCCCATCCCGCCCAAGGCGGCAGCCATCCCGACCGGTCCGCCGGGCGGCTGCATCGGCGCCGGCACCATCATCGGCGGCGGCGGCGGCAGAGCCGGCAGGGGTTCGGGGAGCCCCGACATCAGTGCGAGGGTTGCAGGCGAAAAGTGCCGCGCCATGATCGCTCCCCGCAGCCGCAGGAGGTCGCGGGCAAACCGCGCCACGTCCTTTTGCGCTCGGGTGATGCGTCGGGTCGCGAATTGCGTCTTGAGCTGCTGGGCGCCCAAGGTCTCGGTTGGGTTGGTCTCGCCGCGCAGAATGTCGGCGATGCCGGTCGTCTGGTAGATGATCCGCAGGATGCGCTCGCGGGCGTCGTAGAGCTGGATCAGAACGCGGGCGATCTGCTCCACCGGCAGCCATTGGATCAGCCCGTTGAGCCCGCCCTTGTCGCCGGCGAACCCCGCCCAATCCTCGACCGGGATCAATTTGTTCTCGCTACCGTCGTCGACCAGCTGTTGCAACACCGCCTTTTCCGAGCCGGCATAGACGCCGGCGACCTTGAGCGCCCGCACCAGGCGGTCGATGCGGCTCGTCAGGTTGTCGAGCTCGACCGCCTGGTCCTGGTACTCGATATAGTCGGCGATCGGCACCCGCTGCTCGTTCGAGGTCGTCGCTCTCAGACACTGCGGCGACGGGAAAAAGCCCGGAACCTCCAGCGGGTCATCCTTCTCGTCGAGCACTCCGTCCTTGTAGCCCTTAGCCCACCACACGGCTTTCTTTTGCTTTTTGTCCCAAATTTCCCAAACAATCGCCTTTTTGAAAGCATCGGTCAGCGGACCCTGCTCGTAATCGGTGGTTTTTACTCCATGCGGCGTGTAATCGAGATTGCAGGCCTCGCCTTTTTCCTTGCCGAACCGGTCGACGAGCTCGCGCCGCGTCAAATAGCTGCGATAGGCCTTCCACCAGATCTCGGTCTCGGTTCTTGCCGGAGTTTCGCGGTAATCTTCCCAAAACACGTAGCGCAATGGCGCCCGCTCGGCGACCACCGGCTGAAAGGTCGGGATCTCGCCGTCCTCGTCGGGCTCGCCGTCGGGGTCGTCCTCGGGCTCGCCCAATTCGTACTCGTAGAACACCCGCGCCACCCCGCGGCCCGGCAACAGCCGGTCCTCGACCACCCCCTTCATCACGTCGTCGAGCTCCTCGACATCGTCCTCCCAGGCGAGTGCCCGTTCGAGGATATTGGCGCCCAAAGTAGCCGCCGGGTCGGCCGTGTCTTTGTGGCGGCGGGCGACATCGGGTTTAGGTATTCGCCCATATAAAACCGGCTTCAATACTTCAACATTACTCCATAAGATATTATATTTCGCGGTGCGGCCCTCGTTGGCGTCGCGCTCGTCGCGGTAGCGCTTGACGAGCTTGCGGCCGCGCTCGATCCAGTCGCGATCTTCCTTTTCGGCGAGGTCGAGCTCCATGTCCCAGAATTTCCAGACCGCCTGCGGGCCCTCGCCGAGATCGTCACGATCCTCGATCGCCGCGCCCGTGCCAAACGTCTGGTCTTCAGCCATCTAGATCCTTCCCGAGCGCCCGTCGAGCCGCAGGATCGCATCGCGCGTGGTGTGCTGCCATTGCCAGTCCATCGGCATTTGCACGCCCGCAACCATGGTCCGCGGATCCAATGGCATCGGCGTCAGCGCCGGTTTGGAGCCGGGCATCATCTCGTCGAGCATCCGCCCGATCAGACTGAACGCATCCACCTGATCGTCATACGTGCCCGCCGGAAACCGCAACAACTCGTGCAGGAAATCTACCACCCAGGGTGCATTGCGCGGCAAATACACCTTGCCCATGCCGGTCCGACCGCGGATCGCCTG